ACTATCGGTCGTACTGTCGCTGGTCAAATTGTTTTGGATGCCGCGCCAAGTATCGGTATTCAGCATTACCCAACCAGAGTTATAAATATATAAATCTCCGGGCGGCAGGTAATAAATCTTCCCGGCCAGCGGGGCCAATGGCAGCTCACTTACGCGTTCCAGATCGCTTCCAATCCGAACTCGCCCACCGGCTGTGTCCCGGTAAGTGTTTCCCGTATCCAAGCAGCATACCAGCTGTCCATCCACAATAGGAATTTTATCCAGCTGCGACTGTTGGATCTCGCATAAAGAAAGTTTTGACATCGTAAAACTCCTTTTTGTAACAATAAAAAAACCGCCTACCTGCGTACAGATAAGCGGTTTCGATTCAGTATTTAATTTGACAAATTTTGCATTGACAGTATAATAATAGCAGAACTAAGGCACCAACGTTTATTCCTTTTTGCCATATCTTCCTCATAGACGTAATAGGCGGTCAAGCCTCCCATCTGCCGCAAGGTATTGTGGAGCGCCCCTACTTTGCCTTCCGGTAAATTCATTTTTGCCAGGAGGTGATGCTTATGCCAGATCTATCCTTTGTTGATACCATCGTCATTATTGGCGTTGTGTTCACTGGGGTACAAACTGTCGTAGCAGTTATCACGTTTTTTCGTGGTAATAAAAAGTAAAACCGCCCTGTCGCCCACAGAACGGTTTTTTGCTATGATAGTTTAACTGTCATACATAAACTATAAACTGAGGCGCGACCGTCTATGTCGGTGCCCTAGTTCTACTATTATTATATATTCAACATTGTTGTTTGTCAATACAATATAAAGCCTTCGCTGCACAGTGCATGTTCTCCTATTCGCAAAACACTGGCCCTGCAGCGAAGGCTATTTTTTTATGTCAACTTGAAATAACTAACCGCTTGTCCGTCTCAGCCAATGGTCTTCCAGGTAATAGCGCCCTCAACAACCTTCACGCGAGTATCCATGGCAGTATTCAGGCCGTCAGCATACGCCTTGGCGGCATCACGGGCAGCATTAGCCTTGGCGGTTGCGTCAGTAGCGGCAGCACCAATGGCCTCGCTCTTGGCGGCAGCCAGCTGTTCAGTACTCACCTTGGCATCCCAGGTGGCCTTCTGTTCCTTGGTCACATGGATGTCGGCATTCGCAGCGTGCGTATCCAGGGCGGTCTGCACAGCCTTGATCTTTTTGTCAGCTTCGGCCTTGGTATAAGCATCAGGCACAGCAACATACAGGCCATCTTCCTCCAGGGTAATGGAGTTGTCAGCCTTGGCGCTCACTTTCACCTTTACACTGATCTTATTGTCAGCAGAAACAGTAACCTCAGCGGTGGAAGTTGCCAGACCAGTGTAAATATCAATCAGGCTGCCAACCGGGATCTTGATCACATCGCCGCTGGTAATGGTCAGCTCAATGTTTTTGTCCTTGGCATTATAAGTACCGCTGGTCACAACCAGATCCTTGCCCAGCGCAATGGTCAGTTCGTCGCCGCCAAATACCGGCAGCTTGATGGTGCGGGTGCTTGCGTCATAAGTCGGTGCATGCACAACGCCAGTCAGGGTGGTAGTAACGGGGTCACCGCCCTTGGCAACACTCAGCACGCCCTCATTGTAGGTAACATCGGTAACAAACACGCCTTTGCCGCCAACAACGCCCGCAATCTTGGCATCAACGTAGTCGGCAACAGCCTTGGTGGTCGGCACATTGTCATCGCTGGCGCTGGCAGCCGGGATCTCAGTTACGGTGGCCTTGTTCAGCTGGATATAGCTGGTGCCATTGAACACATGCAGGGTAAAGTCGCTGGTGCGCACATAAACAACGCCCTGCACCTGGCCGGAAGCAGGCAGGGTGCTCACCAGCTTGCAGCTCTTGGTGTATTCAACTGCGCCCTTAAAAATCTGCAAAGTGTCAGTCAAAAAATACAGGGTGTCGTTGTCCTTTACCTGCAGGGCTTCAAACTTAGCTTTAGTACCATAATTAAATTTTACTTCTGCCATAATTATTTCTCCTTAAATTTCATGTTGTTTTTGTCGATTAAAATTCTTGCCAAACAAATCCAGTGCTTGCAGTGTTGAACGGTTCAACAGCAAACTTCCCGGTATCCAACAGCTGTACAATCCACGGCTCATACTTGCCCGCGGTGTTTTTAATCATTACGGTCTGCCCGGCATAAGTGTCGCTGCTGTTGTTCAGCTGTTCATTGGCTTGTCCGTTGCTGTCAAAAACACGGGTTCGGGGGCGGATCGCCTGCTTGCTCTTATCGTCACGGATGTAATAAAACTCCGATGTATCCTTGGTAATAACCAGGTCCTTCTCGTCAATAATTCCATTCGTAATCGCTGTATCCAGGTTTTCCGCGTTACCATAGCCCAACTTACTTGTGGTTGCCATTCTCCCAACTCCTTTCTCCATTTGTCGCTATATAGAAAAAACGCAGGCGGCTAAACCTTAAAACTCAACCACCCGCATATTTCCATCAGTTGTACCATCACCGCCGCTGCCGGAACCTCCACTGCTCTTGATCTCTACCGCATTGCCAATCGGGCTTCCGTTGGCGGTCAGCTGCAGCATGTCATTCTTGTAGCTCAGGTTGTCAGCCTTGCTGTTCATCATGGTGTTGCTCTTATCAATCATGGCCTTCAGCATGGCCTGCATCGCAATAATCCGCTGGTCCAAAGCATTCAGTGCTTCGTCCGGGATCGTTGCCGCCCAGTCGTAAACATCAATAATTTTAATTTCGCCCGGCCCAACCTTGCGGATTCTGCGAAGTATATATTGATTTCTGACGGAACAAATAACATTTTTGCTAGTGATTTGTTATTTTTAGAGGGTGAACCAACTAAACACTTTGACAGTTTTGGAACCTTTTATGAATTCTATGATGCTGTAGCTTCTTGCAAGTATCCCTGGAGCAATCACTGTTACTGTGATAAATCAATGTTCCTTCATAAACCACTTGTTAAATTTTATGGAACTTTTGACTGGTTTTTTACGGCAGAAAATTTCAAAGCACCTGTTTCTGTTGAAACGCAGTACAAAGAATGTTCCACTAAGGATTATGACTTTAATTTTTTCAAAGAAAACCTGTCTATGGACGACTTTGTAATCTTCCTGCGGGAGCATAACCTTATCGGAGGCAACACTTAATGAATCTTACTTTTGTTCCAAACGCCCTTGAAAAAATCTCTCCCACCTGGGTTATGTCAGACATTACATACCCCGATGGTATCATAACCCGCACCGAGGACGATTACCTTCGCCGCATCGGCAGCACCTTCAAGGGTATTTCTTTCCTTGGCCCCGGCTATCCTGCCTGGTTTGAATACTCCAAAGATAACCTCGGCGCTTCCAAGTCTGGCTTCTTACATACCAGCCTTGTTAAAGAGCTTGAAATTATCCTTGATATAGGTTATGCCAAGCTTGCCATCACAACCGAACATAGCATTTTCTTTCTGGAATCCGCAGAACCCGTTCAGGAAACCGCTGAAATTCATGAGCTAATGGATCAAATCAACGCTCTAAATAAGTAACAAAAACATTAAAGGTTGCGCTCTTAACGCGCGGGTGGGTATGGGGTTTATTATTTATGACATTATCAGAAAAATCAGAACTGCTGCGCCTGTTACAGCTCTATCAGGATGATCTTTTGCGTAAAAACCGTGAGAACATTCAAACAGCTGATGCTATTGCCAAAGATAGCCTGTCCTTTATGGACGCTTCTTATTTTTACGGTATTAAAGCCCAGTACAACCACGCCCGCCTGATTGCTCGTAAGTTATCAGTTGAAATCGGTAAAGATGTCAAATCTTACTGGGAGCTGTCCTGATTCACAAACAAAAAACCGTGCAGGCACAACCACCCACACGGTTCATCCCATTGCTTTAATTTTTCCAAAATCTCATCAGCACTCATGCCGTTTGCCAGCAGCTGGTTGATCATTTCCTGCGCCTGAACTTTTTTCGCTTCCGCCTCAGCAGCAATGTCCGCCTTGGCCTTTTTCTCTTCCAGCTTGGTCAGCTTTTTCTCCGCGGCCTTCACATCCGCCTTCTGCATTTTCAAGGTTTCTTTCATGGATTGCAGGTCAGTTTTCAGCTCCTCAATGCTGGCATTGGTCTTGGCAACTTCAGCTTCCGCCTCTTCCTTTTCTTTCTGAGCAGCGGCAATCAGGTTTTCGTAATCAACACCGGCAGCTTTTACTTTATTCTTGCTTCCCTTGGTTCTCGGCATAGTGCTAACCTCCTACAAAATATTTTATGCGCTTAGTATATCACAGCGGTTTTCAAACTGCAATAGACGTTCAAAGGGGGAATTCTTTCTGCTTATTTTTTATGATACCTGTGCCCTGCTCAATATGGGCGCACATGTTGTCGATCGTCCATTTATTATCTCCGTCCAAACCCTGCTGGAGCTGGAATCCATCAAAACCAGCCGCACCAAAGATGAATCCGTTCGTTATCGTGCCCGCCAAATGGCTCACTATCTCGATAGCGCCCACGATTCCGACCTTTATCAAGTTTCCAATGCTACCGATTATCTGAACGATGATACCTGCCCGTTTCGCAGCACACTGCCCAACACCCCGGATTCCATCATCATTTATGCGGCCTGGAAAACATACAGCCAAAACCAGGATATGATCTTCTGCACGGACGATCTTTGCTGTAAACACCTGGCCTCTTCCCTCGCCCACCTGCCCGTCTGCTCCTCCAAGGATCTTCTCCCCCGCCAAAGCTATACCGGCTTTCTGGAGGTCACTCCAACCGATGAGCAATACGCTGCCCTCTATGAGCAGCCAGAACGAAATACCTTTGGCCTTATCCCCAATCAATATCTTATCGCTCACAGCCCCGCAGACAGCTCCGTACAGGCGTTTAAGTGGGCAAGCGGTAAACATGTCGCGGTGGATTATAAGCCCTTCAAAACGCAGGCATTTGGCGCTGTCAGGGCCAAGGAGAAAGATATCTACCAGATGCTCGCCTTTGACAGCCTCTTACATAACCAAATCACCATGCTGTGCGGTCCTGCCGGTACTGGCAAAAGCTATCTGGCTCTGGCTCACATGCTCAAGCTGCTGGAAACCCACAAGATTGATAAAATCATCGTGTTCACCAACCCCTGCGCCACATCCGGCGCTGCCCGTCTTGGTTTTTACCCCGGTACCCGCGATGAAAAGCTGCTTGACAGCCAAATCGGCAACATGCTCGGCGCAAAACTCGGCGATACCATGGAACTCCAGCGCTATATTGACGCCAACAAAATCCAGCTTCTCCCCTTCTCAGACCTGCGCGGCTTTGATACCACCGGCATGAACTGCGCCGTCTATATTACCGAGGCCCAGAACCTTGATATTGAAATGATGCGGCTTGCTCTTCAGCGTATCGGCGAAGATTCCATCTGTATCATTGATGGTGATTATGACGCCCAGGTCGATCTCGATATCTACTCTGGCGATAACAACGGCATGCGCCGCCTCTCCCAGGTCTTCCGCGGTCAGGATTTCTATGGCGAGGTCAAGCTCCAAAAAATCTACCGTTCCCGTATCGCCGCACTTGCACAGGAGATGTAAACAATGACAGCTAATACAGATAAACTTCTTTCAATTCTTACCGGCATTCTTATTACCGTTCTGGTTTATTTTTTGGCCTTTTGGTTTCGCCTGGCTCTCGCCAAGTTTATTTTGGTGCCTATGTTTGGCACCGCCATCTGCTCCACATTGAACCAATTATTCAACACCGCATCTTTCACCCCGCAAATGCTGCCCTCTACATATGCCTGGGCCTGCCTGATCGGCGGCATCTTCTTCTGGCCTCATATCAGCAGCAGCAAACATTAAGGAGTACACGCCATGAAAAAATATACCGCACAAACGCTTACTGATGAAGGCTACACCATTGAGAACGCTCAGATTACAAACGTATCTCTTTCAACCACAAATTATTGCTGTCTCTCTCTTGATCTTACTCTCAAAGCTGCCAGTTGGGATGTTGTTTACGGCGGTTACTGCCTTGGCAAAGTCTACCCCGACAGCTATGAAAAAGATTCTTACGAGGGTTCTGCCATCGGTATGGAGGCTATCATGCGCATCATGGATGTCGTCGGTGTTTCCCGTCTAGAAGACATGAAAGGTAAATACATTCGTGTCGCTACCAAGGGCTGGGGCAGCACCGTTAAAATCATCGGCAATATCATCAATAACCACTGGTTCGATTATGACTCTTTCTTCAAAGATAAGGAATCAGCCTCCGTTCAAGACGCAATCGCAAAACTCGTTACCGTTTCAGCCGACCTGGCGGATTGATTACTTTCTTCGTCTTACCACCACTCGCAGCTGTGCATGCCCAAACAAACTCCGCTTCGGCACTTCAAACGCTGTTTCAAACTCCTCGTCAAATTTGGCCCGCACCTTAAAATAATCCGTGATTTTTGCCTGGATCTCTCGCAGCGCCTGCTGTTCCTTTTCAATCTGGATGTATTGTTCTCTTGTGCAGCTGTCCCCTTCCTGTATCCGCTGTTTCCATTCATTCAGGGCATCCTCCTGGTAGCCGCACAGCTCCAGCATCTCATTGCAAAATCTTACGCTTGTCGGTCCTGCCATTCATAACCACTCCTTGCCTTTTTCTTTTATCTTACCATATCAGAGGTGATTTCTCTATGAATTTCTTTACTGCTGACCTTCATTTTTCTCACCGTAACATTATCCGCTTCGATGACCGTCCGTTTCCTGACCTGCCCTCTATGCACGCGGAGCTTATCAAGCGCTGGAACAGCGTTGTCTCTCCGGATGATAATGTTTATGTCCTTGGCGATATGTTCTGGGACCCGTCCGAAGCTCCTATGATCCTTGAACAGCTCAATGGCCATATCCATCTCATCAAGGGCAACCACGATAAAATCTCACCGGAAATGATGCGCTACTTTTCTTCCATCAAGGGCTATGATGAACTCACAGCCGGCAAATACAAACTTATTCTCTGCCACTACCCTATCATGTTCTACAACCACTCCTATTCGCCGGAGTGCTACATGCTCTGCGGCCACGTCCATAACACCCGTGAGAATACCTATCTCGCCAAGTGGAAAGCAGAACTGCGTGATAACGCGGTCGGTATCGCCAGTAACAAGGGCAACATCATCAACGTTGGATGTATGCTGCATGATTATACCCCCAAAACCCTTAACCAGCTCATTGCCTGGGATAAGGAAGGAGGCTGGAAAGTTGAGTAAAACAATCTTTACCTTTACAGAAGAATTTGATGATGCCGGCCATCTCATCAAGCGTACCATCACAACCGAACAGGGCGAAACAGTTCTGCCGGTAACGCCAAACACCAAGCCGATTGATAACATGCCGTTTATCCCCACTCCAACTCCCTGGAAAGCGCCGCTTGATATAACCTGGAAAGCGCCACCTGATGTAACCTGTAATTCTACCGGAGGTACCGCCCATGAATCCTAAAGAATTTGAACTGGCCGCCTGCACCGCCATCTCCCGCTACTTCAATGATAACGCCGATGTAACTGGTGTCTATCTGTCACCGGATGATATCTACACCGTCTGGTCGTGCAAAACTCTTCAAAACAATAAAGGTCTTTTCACCACCCCTGTCAAAGACGGCCTGTATTACGAAGCTACCTATAACGGCGATAAGCAGGAACTCTACGTTGACTGTTATCAAAAGCTTAAAAACTTTGCAGTAAAAGTCAGCGAATAAAACAACAAAGCCCCTATCCACTGTCACCCAGCGGACGGGGGCTATCTTTTTTAGTTCAGGCCAAAATCAGCTAACAACGGGTTCTTCAACAGCATCCCCACAATCACATACCGGTAAGATTTCACACTGCCGTCATAGTAAAGGGTCCCTCGTATCCTCTGCTTTTTCACCAGTCCGGCCATGAACTCTGCTTGCTCTTTTGTAAAGTATAAAGAAACCTGTGGGTAGTTCTTGTCATCCAGCCGCGTTGTAATGTGCCGGTTGATTTCCAGTTCTGTCGGTAGCACATAGCTTCCTTCCAGGTGCGGCATCAAAGCCCGGTATTCTTTGGTATCTTTCATCACGCAGCGGTCGGCACCCACCGCCATCATCCTGCCAAGCTCTTCCTGCAATAGCCGGTTTGTCACGGTTCCAATGCGGGTATCTTCAACCTCGGCCTCATCGTTCAGCACCTCGCGTACACGCATACTCAGCCGCAGGTTGATTTTCACTTCCTTTGCCATTACTTAACCGTCTCCAGCAGCTCTTTCAGCTTCGCAGCTTTTTCAATCAGCTCTGTCAGCGTCTTAATGTCTTCTGCCCGCTGTTCCTGGCTCATCTTTTTCAGTCCTCTCTTATATGCCGGCGTTGCAATCTTCTTACCAATCTTACCGGCCAGCGGTTGTAAAGTTTTCTGAACAAATGTTTTGGTTTCGGCTTTCTTTTCAGCTACCTCCACCTCGCGTTCAAGTGCAGCCTGTTTTTCGGTTTCCTCAGTTGCGTTTTCCGCTTCTTTTTCAACCAGTGTTTTAATTCCGTTTTTCAGCTCTGTCAGTACATCTTCAAAAAGTTGGTCGCGCTCTTCCGTTGAGCCGCCTTTCCAAACGTTTTTCAACCCTGCCATAACTTCATTCTTAATCTCGTCTTGTAGATCTTTTACCTCTGGGTTTTCAATGGCAAAAAGTTCCTCAAACAAAGAACCAATTCTCTGTTGCTGTTCCTGGTTGAGCCTTGTTAATTCTTCGCCTTCATTTCGTGTCAGATACTTTTCATCTAACATTTGCAGCAGCTGCTTATTTAACGTATGTTCAATTCGTATGTCTTTATCAATCGTCCGCCCAACTGCACCACTGATTTCCTTCAGGGCTTTCTTGGCCTCGGCCTGGTTCATGTTATATGGCTCTTTTTGCAGACACTCAATAAATTCAACTGTTGCCTTGCGCCGGATCATTTCATCACCAAAACCACCACGCACCTGCAGGTTCGCGCTGTACAAAATAACTTTCTTTTCATTGGGGGATAGGGGAGTGGTAACTACATTACAGTTCTTGGCCTCATTCCATGTCGCATCCTGTTCCTGCAACAGCATCAATGCCCGGTATCTCCGCTCGCCAGAAAGCAAAACATATACCGTCTTACCATCTTCCTGCTCCGGGAACATGACCAGGTTGTGCAGCAGGCCATTGCGCTTAATGTCTTCGGCTAATATTTCAATATCTTCTCCATTGTCATTCTGGCGAAAAATCTCGTTGTCTGGGTTCAGCCGGATATCTGCCAGGCTGATATCCTTATTTTCAAACTCAATGGTCTTATTACCAACGATCTTTCCAACCAGGGCACGGCCGGCATCGTTATCGTTCACTTCTTTTGCTGCACTGCTGGTAGGAATGTTCAGTTTCTTTTCATTGCCTTTCTTCGGCTTCGATTTCAAACCCATCTCACTTTTCCTCCTTGTCCAGTTTTTCAAGCCTCTGTTTTAGCTCTTTATAAGCCGCCACATAGCTCCTGCCAATCGGCTGGGTCTTAGCAGAATAACATACCGGTACACATCTTCTTACCGATGTTTTCACAGCCAAAGCGCTGGGTATTTCAGTCTTGAACAGGGTAGAGCCAAGCACTCTCTGGCATTCTTCCCGCGTCTCTCTCGTGGCCGCGCCCTTGTCCACCATGGTCAAAATCACGCCGATTCCTTTCAGGTTCGTCTTTGGGTTCTTGCGCAGCTCATTGCAGATGGAATAAGTTCTAAATGCCGAATCCTCAGAGAACGAATCACACATCATTGGGATCAATACATAATCCGCTGCCACCAATGCGTTTGAAAGGATCATACTGTCACGGGTTGGCTGGGTATCCACAATGATATAATCATAGTTTTCCCGCACCTGGTTCAAAAAGTATAGCAAAAAGTCGGCCGTAGATTCCAGCTGTCTTGGGTCGCCCACATCATACTGCTGCGCATCAGCCAATAGGTCCGGCAGCCGCTTGTTGATCCGCGGTGTCTGGCTGCTTGCCGGGATCATATCAACATTCTCATACTCTGTCTCCACAATATAGTCCTTTGTGGGGGTGTACTTGAACCCGTCAAACATATCATACAGTGCTTTGCGGGAATAGGCATTGCTCGTGATTGTATTGCCGCCGCTCAACGCATAGGTCAGGTTGCCCTGTGGGTCAGTGTCCACACACAAAACCTTTTTTCCTTCATCTCCCATTAAGTAAGCAAGGTTAGAAGCAGTAACTGTTTTACCAGAGCCGCCCTTTTCAATCGCAATCGTAATAATTTTTGCAGCCATATACAGCCCTCCATGTAAAAGAACCAATTCTTTGTTGCTATTTTAATTTTATTATAACACATCAACACTCAAAGTCAACAAGCAAAAGAATCAGTTCTTTGTTGCTGTAATAAAGTTAAAAATAGGGGAGCCACCTCGTCAGCAGCTCCCCCTGGTTATTCTTCAAATGTTGTTTCATCCAGCCGGAACATCGGCTCTTTGCCGTCCTGTCCCATCCGCCGTTTTCCGCTTTCAATGATCGTGGCAGAATTTTCTACAATGTCGCTGTACACCACCGTGCGGTAATACTGCGCAGATTTCTTTTCCACATCCTGCCTCAGCATCACGCTAAACTTCTCCAGTTCACCCAACGCCCAGCTTTTCAGCCCGTGGTTATTCTGGATGATTCCGTTCAGCGCTTCCAGTGTTTCTTCAGCCTGGTCTTGTTTGTTCTGGTTGGTTAATATCTTGGCCGCATAAGTAAACACATTTGCCAAAACATTCCGCTCTTCTACGGTCAGCTCCTTCTTGTAGCCCGCATATCCAGCCCGGTCTTCTATCTCGCCCCGCGCCTTGCGGAACGTCATTCTCATCACAGCCGGGGGCAGGGGAGAGACCTCTCCGGTTTCAGCCGCCAACACAGCTTGTTTCTTCGCCTTTTGTTGGCGTGCCACCTCCTGGTCGCTGCGCTGGTTCGCGCTCAAAAACGCCCGTACCTTCTCCATCTCTTTGCGTGATTTGTACTTGATAAAGATATACAGATGGGTGTATTTCCGCACGCCTTTGGTTCGCACCGGCTCATAATCAAACCACAGGTCTGTCATCTCGTTGATTTCGTTTTTTACCAGCTTCAAAACATTGCGTTCAAAGTCTGAAAAATTCGGGTATTTTTCTGTCAACGGTTTTTCGCGGTCATACTTGTTATCCACATCGGACTTTTTGCGGTTCATACCGCGTTCTTCTTTGGTCGGTACAGACAGCAGGTTTTTGAAATCATCAATGCCAAACTTTTTATACTTGTATCCGCGCAGCTGGTTCCGCTTGGCGGGGAACATCCCCAGTACCTCGTCCGTCACCGGCTCAAACACCAGTCCATTGGCGTATTCGTAGTCCCGGTTGCCGTTATCATAAGATAAGATAATTTCATACACACGCATAGAATAGGTGCTCTGCATCATCAGCAGGTATTCAATGCTGTAAGATGTGTAGTTGCTTGTCAGCTGGGCAATGTCTTTCCAAATGTCCTCATTGAACCGCATACTGATGGTTTTGCCCTCAGTATCAATAATCGAACCTTTGCGTACCCAGCTCATACTCTTGTACTTGGTCGGGGCAATCGGCACCCAAAATGTCCGGTTCTCCAAATTTTCTATCGTGTGCTGCAAATATGCCACATACGCCGGCTTTTCCGCATTCACACCCGTCAGCTTTGAAAAGTCGCTGAACGTAATCGTGTAATACTTCGAAGCATCCGTGTCATTTTTCTGGTCAATTTTGGAAAGCAGCATGAACAAAATTTTCTGCTCGTTGCGCGGCAGGGAATACTTGGTCTTCTGGATCAGGTCATTGCTCTTGGTGATGTAAGAGCCAACGGCAAAAGGGGAACCGGTCTTCTTTTCCTGCTCCTTTTTCGCCTTAACCTCTTCGTCCGTCATCACCTCTCCGGTAATCGCCGCGCCTGTACCTGCACTATTTACTTTTTGGTCTTTCATCATTCTGTTCGCCCGCATAGCCTGTTCGCCATGTCAAGCTCAACCTCCAAATCACAGTGTATGTATCGCATCGCACAGGTGGGTATACCTAACGCATTATATCTGCATCATATCCTATTTTTATTTGCTTGTCAAGCCAAAAAATTTTTTGCGCTTTTCTTCACAACAAAACTCGTAGTAAAATTTTTTGGCGCTTATTATTATTTATTATTTATATTTTATATTTATATTATATAAGGTATATTGCGAGTTTCTTTTATACGAGCTGCGAGGTTCTTTTATTCTACATACGAGTTTCTTTTACACAAGCTACGAGTTTCTTTTATTCCTACTACGAGTTTCTTTTACGCAAAATCCTGCCTTTCGCTGTCAAACAACCTCGTAATTGCCATCAAAAAATCTCGCAGTTCGCATCAAACAATCTCGTAATTCACGTTAAATTTTTTGTTTCCTGCGCTTTTCGTCAAACAAACTCGTAGTTTTAAGCCAAACGGATAGGGCAGGGGGAGTGGTCCCGCCCCTGGTTTTTTTACGCCTTTTCAAATCAAAAAAACTCGTAGTTCATTCCGCTGCATCAACCATCCATATCTGGCCGTCTAAACCATATTTTTTCAATCTTTTGGTCAAACAAACTCGTAATTCTGGCTATGAGTGGTCATAAATCAACTTCAAATCCCGCCATGCGCCGCCCGTCCATACCGTCCTGACTTTATTACAATCGGTATTTTTTGCGCTTTTTCACCGTAAAAGAAACTCGTAGTTCAGCTCTAAATGCTCTGCCCATCAATCGGCAGCAGGGGAGAGGGTCTGATTTTTTTTGCAGTTTTCGGCGTAAAACAAACTCGTAATAGCTGCAGCAGCCAGCACCGGCCGGATTCAATCTTGTCGCATGTATCATCTATCAATTCATAAACCGTTCATATTGGCCGTTTTCCCAGTTTCACACCCCATAAACCCATATACCAAAAAGTATACACCCCACATGCCGGCAATTCAACAAAAATCAATCCCGTCAACCAAATAACAACCGCGTACACATTCTTGGGTATAACTTTGTACAACCTGCCTATTGTATTCGTACCCATAAATGTGTACAATAAGGTCAATCTAAAAAGCAAATCAGGAGGGAATAAGTATGGAAATCAAACCTATGGGTAATACAGAACAAGAAAAAATGTCCAGCTTGTGGGGTTATTTCATCGCGTGCTGCAAAATTCTTGATGATGTTACAATCGAGTATCAAGAACCCTGTGTATCGGATTATTACCTCAATCACATTAGCGCCATGCAAAGCAAAACAATCCTTTCCGGCATGGAAAAATTTCATACCCTTGCTAATGAGCGTGTAGTTAAAATGCCCTCTAAACTCTATCCTCAAGGCAAAGCCGTTCTGGACGTAATGACTACTATTGTTGCCGCCAGCGGAAAATACCCGATTGCCAAAACCAGAATCGCAGATCTGCATGAATTTGAGCTGCTGGCTCGTGCGACAATCGGTACCTGCTGGAGAGAGGGTAATATGCTCAAGGTTGTCCGCAATCTGGAGGGTATCTCCCTACAAAAACTGGCGGAAAAAAGCGGCGTCAGCAAAAACACAATTTTCCGCATTGAAAACAACCAGTCTATCCCGCGCATTGATGTTCTGCGTAAGCTTGCTGATGCTCTGGAAGCCCCTCTGGAACTTGTAGCCATCGGCATTGGCAAAACTGAACCGGAAACAGCCCCCGAAGAAGAAGTCCCTAACCCCAATGCCCCTAAATTGCCGAGCGTTTACGATAGCCAGGATCGTAGCGCAGACGATGAAATCAAAGTTTTTCAAAAATAAAAAGGTAAACCACAATGCCTCAAAAATTAGAAATTGCACCCAATACTGTTTTTGATCAGTGGACCGTCATTGGCCGTTCTAAAGACCCGGCAAAAGCGAAAAAAGGATATCTTGAATGCCGTTGTTCTTGCGGAACTGTTTCTGATGTTTCCGGGCACTCACTCATTAGCGGGAAAAGTAAATCATGCAAAAAATGCGGGTATGCAAGATCGGCGCTTACTAAATTAGAAGCAAACACTAAAAATTCAAAAGAAAAATATGAAGGGAAAACAATCAACGGTTTTTTTATAAAAAAGATTGTTGATAAAGAAAAAAGCGGCACCTGTACCAGATGTATTGCAATTTGTCCCAAGTGTGGGCGCGAATTCACAACGCGGATGTCAAGCATAAAGAATTTACAATTCTGTGGTCATTGCGAACGAGACAAAAAAGAACTATTGGAAATAACCAGAAAAGTCGTAAACGTAGATGGAACCGACTTGTCAAAAATTCGTTCGCGCATAAACGGAACAGTAAATAAAAACTCTAGAACCGGGATAAACGGTGTTGCGCTTACCAAAAAAGGTACCTACAAAGCATATATTAACTTTAAGCATAAACGCATTCACCTTGGTTTCTTCACTAATCTAAAAGACGCAGCCGCTGCCAGAAAAGAAGCCGAAGAAATTCTTTACAATAAATTTTTAGACGATAACGCCGGTTGGGAACAGCGCCTGGCAGACGCAATGGCCGAATACAAAAAGAACAAGAAATAACCGGCAACTTCGCTAAAGCTTAATTTAGCGAAATATAGGGAACCCAATAAAATTTTCAAACCCTCCTTGACATATGACATAAAATGTCGTACACGATAACCAAAGGAACGACATAAAACGTCATGTGAACAGGAGGCTTTCTTATGGCTCTTACTACGGAACAGGTTTTTGCACTGGGTATTCTTTATAATAAGCTCGCCACGATTGTCTATGGCGAGGATGGCCCCAAGGCCAATAACCTCCAGAATGCCACCATGTATCCTTTAATGGAAGTCGCGCAGCTCATTCTTCGTGCCCACACAGAACACCGCATAACACCGGAGCTGGACCGCCTCATTGCTCTGACTTACTCCACAATTACCGAAGATGATATGCAAAACGAGTTTTCTAAGCTGCTTCCTGTCGAGCTGCAAGGCTCTTTCGCTCTCGGTTATTATCATGGCCAGGCCGAAAAGTATTCGGATATCAAGCCCATCGGCCTCAAAGCCATGCGTTCCCGTGCCAACTTGACAGCTCAGCAGGTCGCGGATAAACTCGGTATATCCCTCCGTCAATACCAACGCATTGAATCCGGCGAAAGCAAACCTACTGTTCAGGTTGCACAAACTCTTGCCTCGCTGTTTCAATGCTCTGTCAATGATTTATTTTAAGAGGCAGTTTCATGCTTCGTCGTTGCATTCGCTGCGGTAGTTCATTTGAAGGGCAAAAAGAACAGCGCCTATGCCCCTCATGTCGTGAACAGGCCGCTCATAAACCACGCATGATATCTCATGTTTGTAAGTCGTGTGGTGCTACTTTTACCGGTGGTCCTCGTGCATCTTTCTGCCCAGAATGTAAGGCGGAACGTGATAAGCAGGCTGTAAAAAAATGTCGGAACCTTGCTAAAAACAAGACCACTCGCCAAATTGGATCTACCGATATCTGTCAGCGGTGTGGCAAGCCTTATATCGTAAAAGGTGGCCTTCAAAAATATTGTCCAGAATGCGCCCCGATCTCCTTAAAAGAAAAAACCGAGCCGTTAAAACGTGCCTGGGCTGCCAATTACCGTGAACAAAACCCAGACCACAAAAAGAACATGCAGAAAAACGGAACAATTTGTGTTGTCTGCGGAAAAACTTTTGCTGCAGTAGATCGTAGTAATGCTTGTTCTCCTGAATGTTTAGCAATTCTTAAAAAACAACAGCAATACCATAAGGACATAAAACGTGGGCGTTATAAAAAATTATCAAACACAAAAGGAGAACCATCATGATAACTGAAATTATTGTAGGGGTTCTTGCCTGTACCAGTAGAACCTCAAAACATGGCCCCGTCACAACAACCTATTTTACCTTTGTGTCAAATGATCCGTATCAGGCTCACCGTCTTCCGGCTGGCTGGGTTCTTCAAGGCCAAAAACCGTCCGGTGTCCCCTGTAAAAAACTCGTCACCATCGAACTGCCGGATTATATTCATGATGCCAATAGCGATCTTGGCACTCACTATATTTCTGAATATTCCACCAAAGACGGCAACGCAAACAATGTTTTCTTTTCCTGTGATGCTACCCCCGTTCTGGACGGCTTTGAACCCGCAATCAACTCCGCCATTCAAACCATCAAGATCTCCACACCAACCCCATCCGGCAAGCGCGAGGATCTTCCCGCCAAAGTTCTTTCTGTCTCTGAACTGTACTGATACTTCCAACTTGCTAAAAAATAGGGAGCACCCAAGGTTCCAAACCAAAGGTACTCCCTATTCCTGTTTGTATAATGATAGTTTAATTCGCCACTATGTACATGGACTGGCGTTTTTGTGGCCATTTATTTTGGCCGTAAAAAGAAATGAGGCTACCTAACTGACACTTAGGCGGCCTCATCTGAACTGGGTACATTGTCCAAGATGTATTTGGTTCATTTGCAGCTAACTGAGGTGTTCGCTTATTAAGAGCTTCAATCCTCTACTTGTATTATATACCATGGGTGGCAAGCTATCAACCTTAACGCTTAAACAAAAATTCCTGTATATCGTCAAATGCTCGCTGCATCTGCTCCACATTGTCGCCGTTCAGGTTGTGCCCCAGCTGTGCAAATTCTGCCCGCAGCAGCATGTTAATGCTTTCGTCCAGGCTATTCAGGTGCTTCTTCACACCCTCCAACTGCTTGTCAAACGTGTCGCAGCGCCCTTCCACCGTTTTCAGCCGCCCTTCAATCTTGTCCATCCGGGCGTCCTGGTCTTTGTTTGGCTTTTTCAAAGAGGTATGCCACCCTGAAAAAACTCCAAACACACCTGAAATAGTAATGATTGCACCGCAAGCTCCAAGTATTCCTAGGATAAGATCTTTCATCGTAAATGCGAATTCAGGGTTAGGCATCCGCGCTCACCTTCTCTCCGGCAGCAGCTTCACCCGCCTTCATCTGCTCGTAAGCCGCCTGGGCAATCGCACGCGCCTGCTCCTCTGTAATGGTAACGCCGGCCTGCTTGGCCACTTCCATAATCAGTTCTGCGGCACGCTTGTTCTTTTCCTCGCCGGAAATATCGTTAAAATATTGCTTGATATATTTACAGGCGCTTAACCCCCACTGCATCAACAGCGGGTAGCCGCTCAACAGGTTCAGTGCCTTGTTTACTGTCTCCTGGGCGTTCGGCATCACATATTTGCCGACCATAAAAGCAACCACGCAAACCAGGCCCATCACAATATATACAATTCCCTGTTCCATACCTAACCTCCAATCTCTTCCGTGTCACTTGTCTCATCAATCGGCGTAAAAATTTCATCACCAGGGGGCGCATTGTCACCCTCTGTTTTTTCTTCTTCCGCTACTTTTTCCCTCACCTTGATCCAGGCGTTACACAAATTCTCTGCACTCATTGCCGCAAACAGCCCAATGTTAAAAGACGATTCCGGTAACTGTCCGGTCCTAAAACACAGGATCATGTATACAATCGCGTAAACAATCGTTGCGCCCATCGTAAAAACAATAATCTTTTTGCTGAACCTCATCAGGCTCCAGTTTTCCTTCATAAAAATCACCTGCTTTGGCTGCACTCAGGTATGGCTCTTCACCGCTTTTTGGCTGATATAACCATAAACCGTTTTGAACCAGCCGTTCACGACCGTCTCATACCCAATGCAAACAGGCTTGCCGGTCTTGGCATTCGGGCTGCTGATCACCCCAATGGACTGGTACTGCATTCCGGCGCCCTTGCGCACATTCCACTTGCCGTTATTCAGGGTAATGGCTTTTGTCACAGTCTTTTTCACTGCCGGTTCAACCTTCGGCTCCTCAGCCGCTTCCTGCTTGTCCACCTGTACACTGTGCTGGTTTGCATTGGCCCACAAAATCACACCGCGGCTGGCCGGCTTAAAGTCATCATCCAGCCAACACAGCGGGTTCTCGCGCACACCTTTCCAGCGCACCTCAAAGTGCAAATGAGCACCAAAACAGTTGCCGGTCTGGCCGCTGTAACCAATCACTTCGCCGGTTTTCACCTTCTGTCCAACCTTCACTGTGATAGAATTCAAATGAGCATACAACGTTTCCAGCTTGCCGCCTTTATACGCCGTATGCTCAATCTTCACCATATTGCCATAACTGTTGGTGTCGCCCTGGGTCACTCGCCCATTCCAATGGTAAACCACGCGCACCGTTCCGTCTTCCGCCGCAAATACCGGTGTTCCCACCAAAGCGCGAAGGTCGATTGCCCTGTGCAGCGCCCCACTGTTATATTTCCAGCCAGCCGTAATCACATGCTGTGCCAATGGCCACCCAAAACACACTTCTCCATTCTTCAGCCGCATCTTCCATCAGCCTCCTTTTAACATTCCATCGTATTGTAAAGTGATTTTGCTTCACGGTTATTTTAGCTTAGTTAATAATCTCACCTCATTTCACAAGTACCCGGATGTGGTTTTCATCCAATCGTTCCATCACACGGTATCCGGTTTCTGCTTTAGTTCCAATGCCATTATCATTGGCAGCACAAAATCCGTTTACTTCGCAGGTGCCGTCGTCCACCACAACCAGCTTCCCCATCAGGCCAACAGCATCCCATTCCTTGCGCTGTCCGCGGGCAATATACTGTTTGTCATTATCATAGTTCGGGTTCAACACCAGGCCGTTCTCTGTGGTGCTGTCATGCTTCAGTGCTCCAAAAATGTCACGCTCGTACATATCAGCCCACTGGTCCTCAGCAGTATCGCCCAGCACAGTCGGGTTGCCGGATACAATACCCAAAATGTAAGTATCTTTGCTGTTTGCCAGTCGAATGTATTTCCCATCCAGCGTCACAAACATGCCACGTCGATCTTCTCCATCAGGGTTCCCGTCCTGCCATTCAAACATTTCCGCATAGTCAGCGCCGGAAGAAGAATAGGTTCCACCGTAAGCCTCACCACCATAATCAATACGGAAGCTATTGCTTTTAGCGGAAGATGTACCATTACCAAAAATTAAAACATTACTTGTCGGAGAACCGTCAAACAAAATAGCATAAGTCGAGACGCAATAATTTCCTCCAACAAAGCCACTATTCAATCCTCCGAAATATAAAGTGGCATAATTATTTCCACCTTTTAATCCAGTAACTTTGTTTCCGGTACCAATAATTAAAGAGCGAGATGGCCCAATATCAGTTCCGGCACCAGCAGAAACTGTGTCAATAGAATTTTCTCCCAGGATAACATTTCCACGTCCGTCCATAAGGCTGTTCGTTACATTTGCTTTTGTCAGGCTAATCGTACCACTGCTTACGGTAATATTATCGCCAATCTTAACTCCACCCAATGTAGAACCTGTCGCCATAGGTAGCGTATAAGTTGATCCACTACTTGCAGGTGTCATATAAATCTGGTTGCTATTTAACGTTCCCGCATTCTTTGCATTGTCATACTGGCTTTGTGTCAGGTAGTTAATTACCAAACTGTCCAGCTTTGTATTTGTCGCCATAATCATATACCTCTTGTTACAATCGCGCTGATCGCAGATAGTCCGCTCGGCAGTCCAGTCAGTTTTCCGTTGCTGATGCTCAGGCTCAGATTGCTGCTGCTTGGCCCACCGTACATGGCGCTCTTGTGGTACTTGTCGCCCTCAAACGCGATCAGGCTCGTAGTCTGCCCGCCCCAACCGCTGGAACTGGTCATGGTGCCGTAGCCCCAAATCTTAATTGTCCCGTCAGTGCGCTTAAAACTCACGCTGGGGTTGGTGTTCGTGATGGCATAAGCCTCCACATTGTTATTGCCACTGCCGCCGGAACTCCCGCCGCCAGCATAAGTCCCTGTCACACCAAAAATGCTCACACCGCTCTTAATGTTCCCGGCCACCAGGTTTGCATCGCCTTTAATGGTCTGGGCACCACTTAAATACTGGCTTGCCGCAATACTTTGGTCACTGGTCTTTGGGGTGTAAGTTGCCGCAGCCTTCTTGGTTACGCCACTGCCAACATAAGTTCTGGAAATAGCGTTTACCGTTACGGAACTCAAACCATCATATCCGCTGTCCGGGCTGATGGTCTGGGTACTTTCACTAGGCGTCGCGGTTTTTGTCTGTAGCCTGGGACTGCTTCCGCCACTGCTGCTCCCAGCATAACTGCCTGTCACATTAAAAATCCTCACACCGTTTCTAATGTTACCGGCGGTCAAATTGCTGTCACCCTTAATCGTCTGGGTTCCATTCAAATACTGGCCGGATGCAATGCTCTGGTCACTCGTTCCCGGTGTATAAGTCGCAGCACTCTTTTTCGTTACTCCGCTTCCCACATAAGTTCTCGATACTGCATTTACTGTAACCTGGCTCAAACCGTCATAGCCATAGTCGGCCTTGACCGTCTGTGCGCTCTCACTGGGGCTAACTGTCTTGCTCTGCAAACTCGCCCCACTGGCACCACCTGTCACAAAACCGCCCTGCATATCCACCTGCGTACTTCCTAAATAAACTCCCATATAAAAAATCACCACCTGTTAATTGTCACACTTGTTGCACCAACACTGGCTGCCGTAATGCTGATAGATTTCGCACTGCTGCCATCCCATGCACCCTGGCTTGTCCCATTCAGGTTAATTCACAACCCCACTTTTATTTACTCTCACACTCATGTTTCAATCAGCTCTCCCTTCGTCATCATCGTTCCGGTGCTTGTAATCGAAACCGGTGTGTTGTATAGCTCTGCAATGTCCGCGTCCGATAGAGCAGTAGCATAAATGCGGAAGTCGGAAAGCTTGCCATGGAAATTTGTATTCCAATCATTTCCCGCATAACTGTCACCCAATGTAAATGTGCCCGCAGGCATTATTGTTTTATCTGCATAGGCAGCGCTGCAATTTTTCTTGCCATCCAAATACCAGGTCGCTACACCTTCTTTGTATACATAAGTGAACAAATGCCAGGTATTTATTGCAATATTACTTCCGCCTTTCACATAATTCGGACTAACGCCTTCACGATATCCCCACTGCGCACAGCCTTCAGTATTCACGGCAAGCCACAAACC